GCTGTCGTACAGGTTGTCTTCGATAGCCTCTTCGGTGATGGAAAAGCCCATCGCGATGGTTTCGTGGGTGTAACGTGCAGTCCAAGCTTCCTGCGCATTGTCATAAGCAATGGCAGCGCCTTCGTTCTTCACCGGAGCGGCGGAGAAGCCAGACAGCTTGGTTTCCTCTTCAAAGCTACGCTCCGAAGTTTCGGTCTCGTAGATTTCCTTGTGCTGCTCGCCGTACTTAGCGTACTCAAGGCCGAACAAAGCGTTCAAGCCGGGGAGCAGTTCTTTCAGCAGTTGTGCGCGTGAAATAGCCATGATTTACTCCTTAGACACCAGTGGTGTTGTTGTACTGGTGTGTGTTGATTTTCACCAACAACTCGGTGTATGTGTCAGCAGCGGTAGCTGTTTCTGGCACAACGTCGATCACACGGATTGGAATGGTGGCAGTAGTGCCAGCGCCAGTCAAAGTGACGGCGAAGGCAGAATTACCGGTGGTGGTGTTACCAGCGTTCAGGACGAGCGCAAGGTTCGAGCCAACAACAGTACGGCCAGCGGTGCCCATGGTAGTACCAGAGGTCACGACAGCGACTTTGAACAGAGCCATTGGATCATCAACAACGTAGGCCAAGGCCAAATTGCTTGCGGTGGACGCCAGAGCGGGGATGTACTGACCTTGAACGGTTTGGCCGCTCGAGTTCACGTACTGACCGCCAACGCACACGCCAACGATGTCGCCGGAGTTGGTTGTAGTGGATTTGACCAGATAGCCATCGCTGTTGATCACAACGGTATCGCCATCAAAAATGGCGGTGCCGAAGCCAGCGGCTACGGGGATTTGGCGGAATGCGCCAGCGTACGGCATACCATCAATACGATTGATGGGTTGCAGACCGTACGGCTTATCTACTGTGGGATATGCCATGTTTGGACTCCAAAAAAGTTAAGTGCCTTTGCCGAAAGTGACCTTCGTGCTTCGCTCTTTGTAGAGCGGCATACGCGGATCATTTTCACGCATGAAAGTGTTGTCCACTGACTGCATCTGCGACTCAGCCTGCTGGCCGTAATACGCATTCCGCTGATCAACAAACTCCACTGGTGTTTTGCAAAGCAACAGGCCACCGACTTCAATGCTGTTTGGAAAGCGGTTTTTGTCTCCGCCAAACAAACGCACTTCGGGGTGATCTGATGCCTTAACGGGCTCCCAGCCCTCGGTCAATTTTGAGGAATAGTTCGTGGCGTCGTCTTTTCCTTGGACTGCAATACGAATCCAGCGAAACGCATAACCGGGTTCAGGCTTCGGATCAGGCAGAAGCTGTGGTGGCATCCATTTTGTTGGACGCTTGGCTACTTCGCGGGTATCAAGTTCGCGGTCAAGGCGAGATTTAACTTCACTCATTTTCATTTCCTCATTTCTTCAGCAACCTTACGAGCATAGAGTTCCAGAGGAACACCAAGCCGCTTGGCGAGATTTACCTGTGTCTGCGTCAGCACGATCTTTTTGGGCGCTGTGCTACGGGTTGCAGGTGCGACGTTTGATTTTGCAGGGCGTGAAGGGGGCGCATCCACGGTTTTCTCAGATTCAAACGACTCTGGGAAAACTTGACGAATACGGCTGTTAAGCCGCTCGTAATACTCATCTGATTTAGGATTGATGCCGGAGTTAATCAACTTTGTGTGCAGCCCGAGGGCGAAGCTGGTCATCTCTTCATCTTTTCCAAACCACTGATTTTTCTGTTGCCATTCTTGAGCCTTGTAGTCGGGTTCAGGGGGAGCAACATAACTACTTCTTTCTTCTTGTTGCGTTTGTACATCAGTTTTTTGCTGCTGTAAAGCGGGTGACTTAATATTGTTCACGCGCTCGGCACGCATAGCGGCTGTAGTCAGATTGGCCTGAGCCTCTGTGATCGCTTCAGAGTCACCTGATTCATAAGCCTCTTTGTACTTGGCTTTGGCTTTTTCAAGGTCGTTCGCAGCCAAACGCTTATAGCTGTCAAGAACAGCAGCTTGGTTCTGACCCAGTGAGCCTTTGAGTTGCCTGTTCTCTTCTACAATTGTTTGAGCAATACGCAAAGCTTCCTCGCGCTCACGCAAAGCAGCCTCTTTTGCTCGCCGCTCTTCGTGATAGCCCTTCGTAAAGTGCTTGATGCGCTGTTGAACGCTGGCATCATATTTAGACAATTCGTCGTCGGCGAACTCCTTGGGGGGTTCCACCATTGGCTTGCGGCCACGATCTTCCGGGGGAGTGTCATCGACGATTTCTATTTCGTCTTTGCTCTCGACTTCCGCGTTTACTTTGTCCTCAGCTTCCACTTTTTCATCGGGAAACTCGAACTCAACTTTTTCAATATCTGCCATGATTGCTCCTTATACGCGTTGGATGCCGCGAGGGTCTTGGACCACAGCTTCGACAGAATCGTCGTTGATGATTCGCCACTCAGTTCCGTGAATCTTCATGCGAGTGCCACTGTTGGGCCGCACGATTACAAAGTCACCGACTTCGCAACTTGGTCCGCTTGGGAAGCGTTTTTCATCCTTGAACGCGTCAGGCCCCATCTTCGCCACGAACAATACGGGCGACAACAGCTCTTCATACTGCATTGTCTGGCTGGCTTTTAGCAGGCCGCCCTCGTATTCTTCTTTGGCTTCTGGAAGCATGCACAGAAGGTGATAGGTCTTGGGGTCTGGAATCTGCCGGGCTTTGTCCTCAACAGGCTTGTTGAGTAGGCCAGACAAATCGACCGCCTGAACATTAAAGTCATTCATCGTCATCGTCTTTCAGTTTACGCAGAAGGTCGTTTATTTCGCGCTGTGCGGTCAACAGACCTCGGATAACGCCGCACAGGTTTTGGTATTCAGCGTAGTCTTTAGCTACGCCGTCCGCCAAATTCTCGATGATAAGTTTCTTCTCGTTCTCAATTTTCTTGAGGGCTAACTCAAGGGTTTGATCGCTCATTTGTCACCCCCGCTGGTTGGTGGTTTGCTTGCAGCCTGCACCATTTTGAGCTGCATATTCATAGCCGCTTCTTGCTGCTTCTGGGCCATCTTCTGGTCAAACTCTTGCTGACGCTGAGCCATTTCTTGCTCGTGAACTTGCCTGTCCATATTCATCTCTTGCTGCATTCTCGCTGCGGCCATCTCTGGGTTTTCGCCTTGGCGGCTTGCCATTTCTTGCGCCTTGAGCTGAAGTTCTTGTTGCTTTATGGCCAAGTCGCCCTGCACCTTCTGAGCCTTGGTCTGGGCATCCTGCATCTTAATCTGCAACTCTTGCTGTTGCATTTGCACGATTGGGTCCTGAGCTTGCTGCTGAGCCTGAGCCTGTTGAGCTTGCTGCATGTTCTGCTGCATGAGCTGCGTAGACGCTTGCGCCACTAAACGCGACAACTGCACCTCGATGTCCTCTGGCAACTTCTCGTCTGGAGCTGGAAGCGGAACACCCATTTTTTCTTCGATCTTCTTGCGATACAGGAACGCCAAGTGCTCGGCAATGTGAGCTTGGGCCGCTGCGTTCATCTGCTGCGCCATCGGGTTCTGGCCTATTTGCTGAGCAATCATCGGGTCTTGCAAGAACGACGTGTGTGCAGCGATGTGTGCATCGTGATCTTGATAGATGAACGCCTTGACCGGTGTGCCACGGAGCAAAGACATGTTCTCGCTGATCGGATCGCGAGGCTTTTGATCTTCAGTTACTGGCACTAGCTTCTCGGCATTCTTGATGCCAAGCACCTCGATCATTTGACGGTGCAACTGCGGCAGGTCATAAATCTGCGGAGCTTGCGCAGCTAACTGAATAACAGCTTGATACTGCATGATCCGCTGGGCCATGGTCGAGCTGTTGGGGTCGCTGACTGGAATGACCTCAACCAAATCGTAGTCGGCTTGTTTGGCGCGCTTGTCGCCGTACTGAGGGTCGTACTCATACTCAGTCGGTGCGTAGTCACGGATGATGGCCTTCAGGAGCTTGAACTCCTGCTTCATGGAGTAATGCACGCGAGCCTGCACCGCACTCATGGTTTTGAGTTGGCGCTCAAGCAGGGCCAGTGTTGTGCCAACAGGTGAGTTGGCGCTCATATCGCTGATCTTCATGTCAGCAATCGAACCAAGTCGGCGACCTTCTTCTGTGATCTTGTCCAGCAAGCCAGCCAGAACCATCGACGGTTCTTTGTACGGCAGAGCCATGATGTTGTCACGCACTGAACCACTCGGCACGTCCACGTCGCGGAATTCACCGGGAGCGATCGGAGTGTCGTCGCCCTTGATGCGCAGACCACGAGTCTTCAAGCCACCGGGCAAGTTGGAGAGAGTACCAGCATCCACCAACTGGCGGATCAACGATGTACCTGCGCGAGCATAGCCACCGATCAGGTGAATGTAGCCGAAACCATAAGCACCGAAGCCGGGTACGTAGTCGTACTGAACAAAGTGGTCACGCTTGAGCTTGAGCTTGTCGTCCTCTTTGTAGTTGCGGTAGATCGACAGAATCTTATTCGTGCCCTTGTCAATTGTGATGATGTAGGGCAGCGCGATACCGTCTTTATCTTCAAAGCCCGGCAGGTCGTAGTCGATCTGTATCTCACAGAACTGGTAACGCTCATCATCTGTAACAGAATATCCTTGCTCGTCCGCTTTTTTCTTTTCCACATCGGTGTGTGTCTGCGTTGGCTCGCCCAACTCAACGTCTCGATAAAAGCCCGCCACCTGCAGCTTCTTTACGTCGTTCTCGGTCTTGCGCATGATGTGCGTCACACGCTCAGCGGTACGCGCACCGGACGAGCCGTAAGGGATGATTACATCTTCAGCCGGTATGAACACCGACGTCTGGCGTCCCAAGCTAGGATCGTAGTAGACCTTCTTAAAAGCAGAGCCGATTAGACCTAAGTTGAACAGCATTCGCTCATGCTCTGGCCGATACTCAGGCATCTCCTCAGTCAGCCGATAGTTCATGTCGTCCTTGACGCGACTGGCTGCTTCTTCTTTCATCTTGTCAATTGCGCCAATGATCTGCGTCTTGACTGGACCCTGAGCTGGGAACGTCTCGATGATGGTCTCTGACTGAAAGCGAACTGCAGCTTCGGTCAGCAACGTCGAGAACACACCGCAAGCGCCAAGCCACGGCTCAGTGCGCTCCTCATATTTCATGCCAAGAACTTCAAGGCCCTTGACGTACATCTCTGTCCAGTCTTTGCGGCCAGAAATGTCAGCCTCAACCAGCGACATGATGTCGGAGCCGATCGTACCCAGCTCGCTCTCATCAATGAACTCGGCCAAGTTGTCGTCGAACGCAGCGCCACTGGTGTCTTCTTCTGGCATCAAGTCAATCTCCATGCCATCAATGCCGATCTTTACACCCTCGGGGTCCTCGATCTCAATCTCGATTACGCCCGGCTCCTCCGATTCATCCAGACCTTGAGGTGCTGCGTACAGGGATTTGTCCATCATGCTCGTTGCCATATCCAGTCCTTAATAGTAAGCGGTTCGTCGGTGGGACTTAAAGAGTCGAACGGGCTCCGGCTCGTCGCTCGGTAACCTCAAGAACCCACCCTGTCGGAACCTCATGAGCGCCAATGTCGTGGCGTCAACCAAGTCGTCGTGTTCACCAGAAGGAAAAGCAGCGATTTCATCGACCAGCTCTTCCGCCCATCGGGTGCGCGGAATCCACACTTTGCCCGACGCAATTATGTCTGAGACCGAGTTAAGACGGGCAATTTTGTCCTGCCCCTTACCCGGCGTGTATTCTTGGACCGGTATGCCCATGGCCCGCAGCTCGTAGATCAACGGAGCCCCCGACGCCTTCTTCTCGATCAGCATCCCGTCCGGCTCCCAGTCGTTGTACTGGCGCAACACGTCTTTTTTCAGGTCCACCCACTCAACACGCTTCTTATATGTGTCGAGCAAAATGATGTTGGCCGAGGAGTTGTCCTCGTCGTTTGTGAACACCCCCCACGTCGTCCCTGCGGAGTAGTCGGCCCGCTGCGTTTTCTCGAACGCCGTGTCCCATGTCTGCAAGATGTAGTCGCACCGAGGTGGCTCGTCGGCCTCCCACCACTTCCACCAGTCCCGCTTGATGATGGCTGACTCGTTGCCCACGGGGTTTTGCTGGTACTGCGCCTGCCACTTGGCGTTGGGCAATTCCTCGCGCAGCGCTTCAAGTTCTTCCTTGGACCAAAACTCCGGCCATAAGGGATTACCCGAAGGCAAGATGGCAGGAAACTCGATGACCTCCCACTCCTCACCGCCGCGCTGAGCAGCGGACTTCAGCACTTGGCCTGTCAAATCTCGCTGAGCCCAGCGTGTCATCACGATGATGATCGACCCACCCGGTTGCAGACGCTGACGCGGGCCTGACGTGTACCACTCGAACACCTTGTCATAGACTTCCGGGTTCGAAGCCGCCATCGCAGCCTCTTGTTCTGAGTGTGGATCGTCGATGATGAGCAAGTCAGCGCCCTTACCGGTCACTGTACCACCCACACCGATCGCAAAATAGTCACCACCCTTGCTGGTGTTCCACCGACCCGCAGCTTTGGAGTCAGATTGCAGGCTCAATTCAGGAAAAACGCTCTTGTAGACCTCGGAATCCACCAAATTTCGCACTTTTCGACCAAAACCCACGGCCAATTCGCCCGTATTGGACGACTGGATCACTTTTTTGTGTGGAAACCTGCCTAAAAACCAAGCTGGCAGCAGGTAGGACGCGAATTCTGACTTGGTATGCCGGGGTGGCATATTAATAATGAGTCGTTTTGTCTGGCCATTGGCCACCCGCTCAAAGGCTTCCGCCATCCGCTTGTGGTGCCGCCCAGAAATGAAGGTCGGCCACACTTTTTCCACGAATCTGATGAATTTTTCTTGGCTGAGCTCACGGGCTTTCAACTGCTCCAGCTTAGTTAGCTGAGCTTCGAGCACGCGCATATCTGAATCTGACAGCTTTCCGCTGTCGAGCAAAGTCTCGATGTCCTTGAGTGTGATGTCACTCATTTGTCGTCGCCCCCAGCGTCTGGGTCTTC